CCCCAAGGGCAGTTTGGTTAGTGTTTTTAATATTATAATGATCTTAGAAACCGCCGGTGCGGTACTAACAAATCCGATAGTGCATGATCAAATCTCACCGAACCCGGCCTTGCCGGTAGGTACGTTAGAAGTTGATCCACAGTTTGTCAACCCGGCGGATGGTGATTTTAGGTTGCGATCAGGTTCACCTGCTCTCAACGGTGGGATGGTAGGTCTATTTGGTGGACGCACAACTATAGGGGCCTGGTCACCGTATGCAATGCCGTTCCCAGGTAGAAGGCCTAGACATGCAGGAACTCCGATTTATAGGTAATAATATGAGTAGCATACAACAACTAAATCCGAGACATTACAAGATACTTGAGTTCTACCTACGCGGCTGGACTAATAAGCAGATCGCTGACAATCTTAATATCACGCAGTGTAATGTGTCAGTCGTTACACGCGGTCAGTCTTTCCAACATGAAGTTACTATGCGGAGAGAGAAGTTAGAGGAGCTGAGTAATCAGAGTATTGTCAGCTCAGATCAGGAGGTTACTGATGCCATTAGAGAAGGTACTAAATCGGCCGTAGATCGCATACTTGGGTGTATTCACTCTGATGATGAGAATGTAGCTATACGGGCATCCACTGAAATTTTGGATCGTGGTGGGTTCCCGAAAGTTAGTAAGATTGAGTCTAAGAGTTTGTCAGTTGTGATGAACGCGGAAGATCTTGTGAAGTTGAAAGAAGCAATGTTACTTGACAGAGACTAATGGAAGCACTAGACGACAAAACTTTAGGTGAGTTACGAGCTAAGTCGAAGAGCTCGCTGTTCTTCCTCGCGTACTTCGTCCTAGGGTTCACCGATTTAACTAAAGAAATACATAGACCTATTTGCAGAGCACTTCAAAATTATACTGTGAATACGCGTATGGCTATAGTATTACCGCGTACTTGGTTTAAGTCGAGTATCGGTTCGATAGCATATCCTATATGGCGTGCGATAAATGATCCTAACGTGCGTGTTCTTATAGCACAAAACACGATGACTAATGCAAAGAAGAAGGTCAACTCGATAAAGGCGATCTTTGATACCAATGAGCTGTTGCAAGTATTATTCCCTGAGCTGATGCCGACTGGGCGCGCTCCGTGGTCTGCTGAGTGTTTAACTGTAAACCGCAGGTTGGCTGCTCCAGAAGGCACATTTGAGCCTGCTGGTACAGGTACCGCTGTTACTAGTCGTCACTACGACGTTGTAATACAAGATGATACAGTTGCTCCTGACTTTGATCAGATGACTGGCGAGATACAGCAGCCTACACAGATAGAGATTGATAAGGCTATTGGGTTTCATAAGATGTGTCACCCGCTGTTACTACACCCTACAAAGTCACAGATTGTAGTTATCGGTACTAGGTGGGCTCCCAAAGACCTAATCGGATGGATACTTGAAAATGGACCTGGCTATAAGATAATGAGCAGGTCAGCACTGGAGAAACCAGGTCAGATTGGAGAGCCCGCCACTAAAGATCAAGGCGGCGTGCCTATATGGGACCGCTTTAATGATGAGGTGCTGGCGGAACTTGAGTTGTCAATAGGGATATTCATGTTTCACATGCTGTATCTTAATATACCGACAGCGTCTATAAATCAGGTGTTCAAGAGAGCATACATCAACTACTATGACAAGATGCCACGAGAGTTGTTGTTCTGTACGTCTGTAGATCCAGCTCCAAGTGATCAAGCAGCTACTAAGACGGACAGCGACTATAATGTTATACTCACGACAGGATTGAATCCTGAGACAGGTGAGATCTACGTAGTTCACTATGATAGAGATAGAATAGATCCTGGTGATGTGATAGATCGCATATTCAATCACTATCGTGCATATAAACCTCTTGTAGTACGTGTTGAGGGTGTGGCCTATCAGAGGACTTTGTGTTACTGGATTACTCGTAGGCAAGAACAGCTGGGAGAACGCTTCTATATTGAGGAGATCAAGAACGCTCGTGTGAGTAAAAACGCCCGCATCCTAGGTCTCCAGCCGTGGTTTGCTGCAGATAAGATATTCATGAAGAAGGAACATACTGATTTAGAGCGTGAGTTACTGTCGTTTGATCCTAGTAAGAAAGCTGGTACAGGTCACGATGATGTTATAGATGCGTTGTCTATGCAGATAGATTTTTGGACAAAGATGTGTGAGAGTGCTAAGCAAGAGAAGGAAGATAGTGATATCACTGACCCGTTCTCAGGCACTACTATTATCAATGAGTTGTTGCAGAGACCCATAGATCTTAAGCAGTATCCTAATGACATTGGTCACTTAGGTGAACGAGCTATGCAGTTAGCGTATAGAACTGACTACGCATATAATTGAGTTGTTCTATAATCGAACAACACGGAGAATTTTAGATGGCAAAAAAGACTCCAGATGAGTGGATAGAAGAGATTGACGCTGCGTTGTTATATCGTGAGATATTTGGGCGTGAAGCAGCGTGGAATAAGATTGAGATGAATTATCTAAATGATCCTCAAGGTGATACTGCTGTCGGTCCTAATCTTGTATACGCGATGGGAGATGCGCTTGTTAGTTCTCTAATGGTGCCTGATCCTGAGTTTGTTATTAAAGCTACGAAGCGTATCGGCCTGGATAGGGCTCCTATATTGGAGTCGTTAGATAATTATCTTGTCACGAAGCTACGATTCAAAAAGTACACTGACATAGCTGTCTTGAGAGGTTACTTATACGGTAACATGCTTATGAAGATAGGTTATGACAGTGAGTTTGGGTGGGCTCCTTATTATGACATAGGTCAAGGAAACAACCTAATGGGTATGACCTTTACACAGTTTAATAAGAAGGGTAACAGGATAGAGACGCCTGATACTCAACCAGGTTGGCCGTGGATGAGACCAGTTCTCGGTCATAACTTTGTAGTTCCGTGGGGCACTATCTATCTTGAGGATGCTCCGTGGGCTGCCCATAGAATCTTCAGACATATAGATCACGTTAAAGCCGATCCTAAGTACAGAAACAAAACTCGGTTGGAAGGTAGTATGAGTATGGAGGACTTCATGGAGTCTCACCTAACTCCAGGGTCCAAGCAGCAGAAGGTGAAACTCAGGGGCATAGCTAAATATCACAAGAAGCCTGAGTTTGTAGAGATGTGGGAGATCAGAGACCGTATGACTGGTGAGATTTTAGTTGTGGTCCGTGACTACGATCGCTATATTAGGCAAGCTCCTGATGCTATACAGATGGCTTGTGGTATGCCGTTTGTAGGTGCTACACTTAATCAACATCCGCGAAGTTTCTGGACTACGCCTCCAGCGTACTATCTTGGTCAGATACAGAGAACACAGTTTGATATTAGTTTGCAAGCAGAGAAGCAGCGGCGACTTGCTGTGCTTAAGTTTTTATATCGTAAGAACGCTTTGACGAAAGACGCGTTGTCTCGTCTGTTATCTTCAGACGTAGGTGGAGCAGAAGGTGTTGATACATCGTTTAATCTTAAGGATGTTATTATACCTATCCAAACAAGTATCAACTGGGACTCCGTAGCGTCTTCTGAAAGTAATAGAAAAGAGGCTCGTGAGGCTATCGGTATGAGTAGTAATCAGGTGGGTGAGTTTGCTAAGGGTCGGAAGACTGCTGCTGAGACTGACGAGGTTGCTAGCGGCTCCGGTAGGCGCGAGAGTAGGAGAGGGCAAGCTGTTACTAGTTTCTATGTTGACTGTATTACGAAAGTTAACCAGTTGATATTTGCGTTCTGGACTGTGCCTCGTGAGGTCATGCACGATGAAGGTTTTGAGAACATAACGGGCGCTGATTTAGCGGGTGAGTATCTATATGAAGCTAGTTTGTCTACTAAGAGAAATGTTAGTAGAGCACAGCGTAAGGTCGAAGCACTAATGTTGACAGCGCAGCTTGCACAACTACCTGGGATAAATTCTAAGGCTTTGTATCAGCATCTTGCAGACGCTTCAGCTGATCCAGCTTTTGAAAGAATACTAGCTCCTGTCACCTCGGGTGGTGGGCAGCGTTCCTCCGCCGCGCTGCCCACATCACCTCAGCAACAGTTACCTGCTGGAGGACAAGGCTAATGCCTGTTTATGATTATAAGTGTAGGTGTGGAGTAACTAAACATGATGAGTTTGTTACTCATTGGGAGTCTGAGGTTAAGTGTGATGAGTGCGGTGAACTTATGGAGAGACAGTTCCCATTAGGGTTTGTGATAGATATGTTACCAAAGGACGGACTTTTCCTAAAACACGTGTGTCCAGAAGGTAAGACATTTCACTCTAAGAGCGAGTTAAAGCGATATGCGAGAGAACATGATTTAGAATTAGGAGCATTACTTTGAGATTAACCCGGAGTTAATTATGGCAAGACCTACTAGAAAGTTTATTGTGTCGATTAGTGACAATCAGCATCCTATTGTCACGTTTGAAGGCGACTACATAAACAAGCGTGAGCTAGACCTGTGTATCAGGGCGCTCAAAAAGAAACAGAGAGAGATAATCAGAACGTATCGTAGAAGACAGATTATCGCTGAACATGAAGCAAGCAAGAAAGGCCAGGTGACAGATGACGCCAGACGAACTACAGAAACAGAGAGCGGAAGAAGCAGCAGCGAGGGAGCAAGCAAAGAAGGACGAAGTACTGAACCAGCAAAAGCAGCAGTTGCAGCAAGTGTTGGGGGAAGTAATAGCTCCAATACAAACAGCGTTAGTGGACTTGCAGGGAAAGTTCCAGGGGTTACAGGAGCAGCAAATCCGAGCGGAAAGTAAGCCAGGTAAGACGCCCGTAGAAGAAATGGATGAAATGCTAAATGAGTTAAGTACTGATGACAAGTATGATAAGTTGAGCAATAAGCAGATGCTCGACGTTATTAGTACTTCGCTTGACACGACTCTTAAGGCTAACGCACAAGCTGTTAGAGAAAGTATTGTAGAGGACATGAAGCCTACGCTTGAGAAGGTTGGAACGCTTGAGAAGACCACACTGCAGCTGATCGCTGGAATTGGCGTTAAGGAAGCCCGTAGTAAGCATAAAGATTTTGATGAGCATCTTCCGGAGATTAAGGCTGTGCTTACTAGGTATCCAGGCATGGAATACGACGATGCTTATCTACTTGCTAAGAGCCAGAAAGCAGGGGCTTTACCGCCTAAGGGTCAGATTGATACAGAGAAGCCGCAGTCAACTGGGGTGACTTCTAACATAAACGCTGATCCTACTCATATGACCGTTGACAACATGCAAGCGATGGCTCAGAGAGGTAAGGATGCGAGAAGTGGTATGCAACTGCACGGGAAAGCTGGCTTTATGGCCATAGCCGAGGTAGCTGCAGATAAAGTTTTGGCAGCTCATGATTAGTTGTTAAGCTAATCGTTATGATTTAGTTCACCTAAGTGAATTTCCGTAACGCTGTGATCGTCAACTAGAATTATAGATAGGAGATTCAAATGGCAACTCTTCCACAGCTAAATAGACAGTTGGAAGACGACTTCGTGAACACATGGTACGAGATTCGGGCTCAAGTTATAGACAACATCCTTGAGTCTACGATCTTCTCTTTAGCCCTAAAAGAGTTTGGTGCTATGAAGTCGCAACCGGGCGGCGAGTTTGGGTGGACTGAGACTGTTGGGTATGGTACTAAGTCTACGCAGCGGTTCCAAGAAGGCAGTACTGTATCTCAGAGTACACCTCAGTTGGATACGTGGGCTCGCTTGGATTGGCGCTTCTTCTGCGTCGATGTGAATAGATCGCTGATTGATGATGCTAAGAATATGGGTAAGTACCAGATTAAATCGTACTTGACTCGTAGACTTGGTTCCGCTCGTGATGCGATGGTGCAAGATCTTGAGACGTATCTCATGCAGTATGGAGCGTTTTACGCGGCGCCTCTTCAGATCAACGGTTTGTTAGATATTGTAGCACCTAACTCGGCAGTCACACCTAGTGGTGCTGTAGCGGCTAGTGATACTTATGCTACTGGTACTAGCAACGGTAAGATCAATCGGACCAATACTTGGTGGCGTAACTGGGTTATGGCTGACGGGTTGACGCAAGCTAACGCTAACAGGATTGCAGGTCCTACTAATGAGCCGTACGATCTGAACCTCGTATCAGATATGGACCACTTCTTCAACAGCATATCTGCTAACGCTGAGTCCCCAAACTTCCTCTTGTCAGGTCAGCTGTTGTATGAGGCGTATGTGGCTGAGATGAGGGACAGAATCCAGATCGTGCGTACTGGGTTCAATAAGACCGCGGCCGACTTGGGATTTGAAACTGTGACATTCAGAGGTGCGACTTATGCTTACACAGATAAGATTACGACACTTCGCATGGACATGCTCAACATGAACTACATAGATTTCAACTTCCATCCGAACGTGTGGTTTGAGATGACCGATTGGAGAAATACCGCTAATCAGTTTGAGCGTGTGGCGTACATTGTTAGCATGACACCTGGTCTTGCTACAGGTCAACCTCGTAGACATGGGACTATGCTTTACGCATCGTAATTCAGTCGTTCGATTGTCGAACAACTAAATCAATAACATACAGATTGGAGATTTAAGAAATGGCTAACAAACGGCTAATTGACGTACCTCTTACAGAGATACGCACGGGCGATGCTGAGGTAATAGGATCTCTGTATCCTCACAAGGGTAAGATATACCGATGGGTTAAGAACGCAGGTGCTACTGATCTGACAGCTACTGCACCGTGTCTCACCTTACCGACATCTGCTATAGACGCGATAGGTAGTAGAGTGGTAGCTCCATCAGGTGCAGGACCGTCTACTGCTGTTAGTGCATCTATATTGAATATAGCGGGTGCAACAATGGCCGCTATAACTAAGAGCGGTAGTGACACAGGTGACCACGGATGGATTCAGGTTAAGGGCGTTAAGAAGGTTAGTATGGGACAGAGCGCTACTGCCGCTGATCAGTTGGTTGGTGCTATCTCTGTAGTCACAAATACAGATGATGCTGCGTGGGGCGTGCCTGTAGTTCCTGTGGACTCAGGCGGTCTTGCTCCTATGCACATTAAGAGCGTAAGGTTGGTTAGGCTTCATGCTACAACCGGTGCAACAACTGCGTTTTCTGCTTACGTTGACATTCAGTGTCTGTAACAGTTATATAGTGAAAGGAGCGATTCATGAGAATTGCACTATGTATCCACGTATTTGACACAGTGGACTTTGATGTGTACTTCAATCATATGTTCTTAGCAGCGAACTGGGGTAAGAAGTACGATTTAGTATTTGTCGGCAAGAAAGGGTTGCAAGCTGCACAAGCACGAAATCGAATTATTGATAAGTGTCTTGAGGAAAGGTGCACTCATGCGTTTTTTCTTGACGGCGACCATCTTGTTACTGAGCGATCTCTAGATTATCTGGTAGAGTGTGCCGACGAAGCGATGGTTTCAGGTCTCATCTGTAAGAAAGGTGAGAGTTATCAACAAGTAGCTTGGGAAGTCCGTGAGGTAGAAGGCAGGGAAAATTTCTTTCAGGTCACACTACCTCTGGACGGCCAAGTTTATGAGGTACATACTTGTGCCTTTGGCTGCACGTTGATTAACCTTGAGAAGATTAGGAAGCTGAAGAAACCGTACTTTAGAGATACTTGTCTTGATGGAGTTAACATTCGTAGTGATATTAACTTGTGCAAAGCGTTTCGTGAAATAGGTGAGAAGATGTTTGTAGATACTCGCGTACTTGTAGGGCACGTTGGTCAGAGGCGCATAGTGTATCCGCAGAACGCCGAGTACTATAATCAGATTCGTGGAGTTGAGTTAGATCAAATGTTGCTACGTCACGGACAAGTCGGTGATTACTTTGATAGTCGGAGGATATCACCGTGAGAATGGTATTTGTAACTAATCCGTGGGCTTCTGCCATGATAAGAGGCGAGCAGATAGCGGCCCGTCTTTTGGATGCTGTGGTATATCAGCATACAGATACAGCATATGAGAATGCTAGAGAGAATGATGTATGTATATTTGTTAAGTCTTTTCCTGACTACGGGTGGCCTGCTCTCATGGAAGCGATTAAGGTTAAGAAGTGCTATTTAGATATAGTTGATAGCGTAATTGCTCTTCGCAGTGCTCGTAGTTCTGAGATAGCTGAGAATATGGATCTTGGTGTTATAGCGATAGGTAAATTGTCTCATGAGTATATTTCAGAGTACCTAGATCGAGATGATATAATACTAATACCAGAGCATCACTGTAATTTTGAGAGCGTTATGCGAGACAAACGTGACGTTTTTAAGGTGGGTTTCTGCGGCTATGAGGGTAACTTCCATTTAGATCCTGTGGTGGTTGGTAGAGCGTTAGCCAGTATAGGTGCTAGGTTCATCTATCACATTAACCCTGAGGATCGAAATGTATGCTGTAGGTTTTATGCTTCCATAGACATCAGTCTGTCGTTTAGGAGTCAGATGGACCCAGCTCTAGCTAAGCTGAAGAACCCGCTGAAACTTGCAAATGCCGGCTCATTTGGGATACCTACTGTAGCGTATCCTGAGCCTAACTATATTGCTGAGTGGGATGGTTGCTTTGCTAAGGTTGAGAATTTAGATGATGTTGTTAGAGTGGTGAAGGTTCTTATGGAATCAAAAGCTGCTTACGAGAACTTATCAGGTTTGGCTTATGAGAAGTCTAAAGAGTATCATATAAAGAAGATACTCCCTCTCTATAAGGAGTTACTGGTATGATCAATCTAGATGTATGTTGCGGGAAATATAAGTATGAAGGTTTTACTGGTATGGATATGCGCGATGTTGAGGGTGTGGATATAGTACACGACGTATGTAACTTCCCGTGGCCTCTTGAAGATAATAGTTGTAATGCTGTGTTGATGAGACTAGCTTGGCAAATTATAGATCCTAAGTATAGGATACAGTTAATGGATGAGTTCTGGAGGGTTACTGCTCCAGGTTGTAAACTACAAATCATAGATCAGTACTATAAAGGTGAGAGAGCTCATCACGATCCTATAGGTTATAGCTGTCCTAATGAGTGGACGTTTTGCTACTTCACACCGATTCACGACAAGTACAAAGTTTATGAGCCTAAGCCGTGGGATATAATTATGTATGAGTACAAAGAAGAAGGTCTTTTGACTGTTGTACTTACTCCTATTAAGGAGGCACAATCGTGATAGCGTTATTCAAAGTATTTATGTCGAAGTATGCTTCGCTACGTGTATCTAATGTTCTAAGCTCAGGATATATAGGTGAGGGTCCATTAGTTAAAGAGTTTGAAGAAGCAATCGGCCGCTACATAGGAAATCCTCACGTTGTCTGCGTGAATAGTTGTACTAGTGCTCTTATGTTAGCGCTCAGGATAGCTGGTGTTAGAGTAGGTGATTTTGTAGCAACTACACCTATGACGTGCTTAGCGACTAATGAAGCTATACTTGCACTCGGAGCCCATCCTATGTGGGTAGATGTATGTACGCAGACAGGAAATATGTTACCTGACTCACTTAGCACAGTTCTTAGAACTACTTCAGGTATCAAAGCAGTCATGTGTATGCACTGGGGAGGTGTGCCTTGTGATGTTTTGAAGATAAATGATGTAGCTCGTATGCACGGAATACCAGTTATAGAAGATGCCGCTCATGCTTTTGGTACTGAGATTGATCATACTAAGATCGGCAATCATAGTGACTTTGCGTGCTTCTCGTTTCAGGCTATCAAGACTGTGACTTGTGGAGATGGAGGTGCGCTGGTTGTGAAGAATATGGCCGTTGTCAAGCGCGCACGTTTGCTGAGGTGGTTTGGGTTAGATCGTGAGTTGTCTACAGATATGAGATGTCACCAAGACCCTCCTGAATTTGGGTACAAGATGCACATGAACGACATAAGTGCTGCCATTGGGTTGAGTAATTTGAAGCTTGTGGGAGGTATACTTAAAACCGCTCGTGAGAATGCACAGTACTATGATGATGCTTTTGAGAATATGCTGAATGTACGAGCTGCTCATCTACCTGATAGTGTTAGGCCTTCTAGGTGGTTGTACACTGTTATAGTGAGCGACCCAGCTGAGTTCATAACTCACATGAGGAACTGCGGTGTAGCTTGTAGTAAGGTACATGATAGGAACGATACTAAGACAATGTTTGCAGGTAGCCGCTGTAATCTTCCAGGTGTAACTTCATTTGACAAAGATCACGTGTGCATACCTACAGGTTGGTGGGTCACGAAAGAACAGAGAGATCACATTATTAGTTCAGTTAAGGAGTATGAAGATGGCTGATTCATTAACGATAACTAAGTCCCCTAGGAGAACATTCTCTAAGATTTTGCAGAGGCTCTTGAGAGGCGCTAGTTATATAACTGCTGCTGATGGTAGCTTGCATAGCTTGAATCTCAGGAGATGGCAGAAACGCGTGTGGTATGCTGAGTCTGCCGATCCTGCTGTAGATTCAGGTAGTCAAAATACTTATCCAGTGGCAATCGGTGAACTCGCTTACCGTGAGGATACCGACGAAGCGTTTATATGTAGCGTAGCCCCTGCGGCTACTACCGATGCTACGTTTATTCAGATGCACGCTTAAGAGGTGATAATGTGGCTAAGACACGTGCTCAGATAAAGACATCTATAGACTTCAACACAGGTAGAGCGACTGAGAAAGACGGTCTCATAGATGATCTGTGCGATCAAGCTCTCAAGTTAGCTATTGGTAAGCACCCGTTTCGAGACGCTCAAGATGATCCCACTATTATAGCTATAACAGAAGATGCTGTGTCTGTTGATATATCCGCTATAACAAACTTAGTTCACATTGTCACTGCTCGCATTATACAGGACAGTGGTACACTAAGTCGACTTCTACATATGAGAGATAGAACATGGTGGGATAGGAATGTTGTTGAGGCTGGCGATAATCAGAAGGGCTGGCCAGCGAACGGTTTGAGATGGGAGTCTACAGTGTTGTTAGAGCGTCCTGCTGAGTCTGACTTGCAGCTACAACTCGTAGTGTCACAAGATAAAACATTCACTGCTGATAGTACAGAGACGCCTGTTAAGATACTTGACACATTCATCGTTCAGTATGTTACTGCATTTGTGTTCTTATCTATACAGAACATGCAGAGCTATGCGTTCTGGAAGAACATAGCACTCGGTTTTAAGTGGGACGATGGAGTTGTGGGCGGTACGCTCGGACATGCGATATTGACTGATAAGTTTGATATATCCGAAGAGATGCACGCTCAAGCTCCGGGTGGTGAGAGTGGTCATCACCATAATAGAGGTGTTGCTATACTGAACAATTTAATTCACTACGATCTACAAGGTAATGCTATACCTCACGATCTGTTTGGGCAAGTTGTTACATGGTACTAGTTAGGAGATAGTAATATGGCTGAGCAAGGCTGGGATGTATCTAAACCTATTGACCATACTAAGATATCTGTGTTACCTGAAGAGATTAGGGGTCTTAGGTCGTCTATTAAGACCGTTATCCAGAAGGAGCATGTAGCTCTTGGTGCGGCTAACTCAGGTGGTCAGCATCTTAAGGGTGCCGCTCGCGTATATCTTAGTAACTCGCTTCCAACTACAGATCCCGAGAGTAGCAATCTTGATACTTCTGCGACGTCAGATGATGGTCGTATTGCTATAGCTACAGGAGGAGGTGTTAGTACTGGTGTTACTAATACTATGAAGGTGTATATTGCTACGAGTGCTGGAATATCTACAGGTTGGAAAGATGTACGAGCAGGTTATGCCGGTACAGCTGTTCGTGTTAGTCTCGATAATGACACCTTTGTGAAAGCTCTCACAGCCGGAGCACCGTCTACAGCGATTGACTTGTTTAAGATTAACTCAACTGGCGTGCTTGAGATATCATCTGCTCAAGCGTCTATAGTTATGACATCTACTGTGCCTACTGTCGCTGGTGAGGTAGCTAACAAAGCGTATGTCGATGCTGATAGGGAAACTGCGTTATCGTCAGGTGGTCTGACAGGAGCAATTAGCGGCAGCACAGCATCGTTTAGTAAGGTAATAACTCACCCAGGTGGGATGATTGAGATTATAGGGTATGAGAAAGAAGCAGGTGTTCAAACTATAGATATTTCAGCCGCTAGTTTTACTGGTATTTATACTTGTCAACTTACTGCGTATGACACTCAAGCGGGTGCTGATAGAGCCGCGTACTGTAAAGCGCTGACATTGACTCAAATTACGTGGGAAATAGGTGCTACTGATACTGAACTGGAAGGTGTATTCTATCACGTTATTGGTTACTAGCTATTTATTAGGAGATCTAAAATGCCACAGAAAAGAGGTTACAAAGGAGTAAAGAAACCTAAACAGAAGAAAGTTAAAAGGCGTAAGTAATGTCACAAGTACTTGCATATCCTGTTCCTACAAAAGGTCTAAACACTAATCAGGAGCCTACTGCGTTCTCTGATGCGTTCTCGCCTTTCTTGAAGAACGTCTACGTAGACCTGACTAAGTGCCGTAAGCGTAGGGGCATATCTCAGATCGGCGGTCGTGCGCTTCCGCTATCTGGCACCGGTATGAAGCTCGTAACGTACGTAGACGCTAGAGGCAACAGACATGAGATAGCCTTTACTACAACTTCTGCGTTTAAGTACAATGGTACAACTGATAGTTGGGATGATATTACTCCGGGTGTTCAACTAGCGGATGGCGGAACTAATTGGGTATCAGGAACAGGTACAGATACAGCCGATTCGGTATCTGATACTACCTTGATACCAGGAGACGAACCAGGAGGTGCCGCTTTGTTCTTTGACTGTGCAGCAGATGTAGCTGATACAGATATACTCGCTCATTTAGTGATAAATCCTGCTGTAAATCTTAGTGCATATACTGAGATTAGGTTGTGGGTGTATTCAGTCGACGTAGACTTAGATATTGGTGCACTTGAGATTGTTATCACTGAAAACGCTGATGGTACTAAAGGTGGTGTTGAAGTTATAGCTACAAATACAGTTGACATAGTTAGGAACATTTGGACTCGTGTAGCTATTACAGTTGATCTATCTTCTATAGATGGCGCTCAGTCGATTGCTGTATATTCTAATCACGCCACTCAGTTTGATGCTCTTGATCTGTATATAGATGATGTTATAGTTGTATCTCCATTTACAGGTGGGGCATCTAACTTATGGTCCTACAGTTTAGCTACTGACACTAACGAGTTTGGCAACAACGGTGGCATGGCACTTGTGATAAGTAATGGAGTAGATGATCTGCAGTACTTTGAGGGTCAGTCAAGTGATAAGTTTCAACTACTAGTACACACTTCAGGAGCATCTAATACTGATGTGATAGCTGAATTTTGGAATCATTTTATGTTACTAAACTGGAATGACGGATCGCAGAATGTCAAGTCGCTGTTGTATTCCGCAGCAGGTAATATAGATGATCACACATCAGCTAACGCTGGTGCTAATACTTTGACAGATACCATCGGTCAGATACTTAATGCACTGAAACTTGGTTCGTCACTTATAATATATTCTGAGGATACTATTACTGTAGGCAGATACTACGGTGGGTTAACTATCTTCACGTTTCCTACGTTAGTGTTTGGTACTGGTATCGTATCAGCTAATGCTGTACTTAGTATAGCAAACGTGCATTTGATTCTTGGGAACGATCAGAAGGTATATGCTTACTACGGTGACACTGATTTAGTACCTATAGGCGAAGTCATTGAAGATAGTTTATTTGCAGCTCTCGATGTAAGTAAGAAGGTGCACATAGTATCTGGTTTAGATGCTGGGAAGTACAAAGTGCACTTCTTTATACCTGGCTCAGGAGCGTCTAGCTATGCTAGTACGAGTTACTGTTTTAACTATAGACAGTCTCGTCTGTCCTGGGAGTTCCATGACTTCTCAAAGACTGTGAAGGGTTTTGGTAGCGTGCAGGCTTCGTTTGACTGGTACTGTGACGAAGCTCCTATGAAGGATCTGTACTGTGATTGGACTGCTCTATACTGTGATGAAAGTTCTGGGCAGTTAGGGTATGAGTTACCGGCGTTTGTATCTGACGACGGTTATGTTTATAAGTTAGATGAAGCATCGGACGGTAAGGATGATGATATAGATATCGCGTTTGAGTTATGGACGCCTGAGTTCATAGTTAGTGCTGAGGAGCAAATTGGTAGGTGGGTGTGGTTCAGTTTTCAAGGGTATAGTAGTGTTGCTATTTCTACTGTGACTGTACAGTACACAACGGATAGAGGTGATAGCTGGACAGAAATAACTGATTCGCCTGTAAGTTTGAATCAAAGGTGGACTACTCATAGGTTACCTATAGATGTAGTTAATAGAAGAATAATGTTTAGGTTCTTGCAGACTTCTAACAAAGATGTACAGCTACGTGGGTTGTTCAAGTGTGCTGTTGAACCTCAACCTGAGAGAGACTAATGGCAGAGAAAATAGAAATACCGTTTAACTTTCCACAGATACCTGAGGATGCGTCTGATGATATGAGACAGTTCTTAGTTGAGCTAAGACGTGTTATAGATGCACACTTCATAGCGGACGGCGGTCCTAAGGAGTTCGTAAGCGTTAGAATTGGTGGTCCTAGTAATGTAGTTCATATTAGTGACGACGGAAATATCATAGTTCCTAAGGCTAGCGGTATAGGATTTAAGGTTGATGTATCAGCACCTACTTTTGGTTTTGCGGATCTGTTAGGTGATCAGTTTAGTAAGAACACAGGCGGAACCAAGCCGACATTAACAGCATATAATGGAGCAGTTGATGCGTGGCAGTTCTCAAATGGCGACGAAGCCTTTCTTACGTATCATATTCCTCACGATTACGTACCGAGTACGGACATACATCTTCACATCCACTGGAGCCAGAACGCTGCTGGGGCCACGGGCGGAACTGTAGATTTTAAGTATTCTGCTATATATGCCAAAGGCCATAATCAAGTATCCGGTTCTGCGTTTACATCAACACCAATAACTGACACCTTCTCAAGTATCAATATAGATGACTCAGGTTCCGGGCTATTTAGATATCAACAACATATTACTGAAGTAACAATATCAGCGGCTTCGGCAACTGCTGCATTATTTGATAGGGATGACCTGGAACCGGACGGGGTTATAGAACTAACATTTGAGATGACTACCACAAATTTAACGGGTACACCATCGCTTCCATTTATTCATTTTGTAGATATTCATTATCAGACAATAGCAGGTAAGATGGGCACTAAAAACAGAACTCCTAATTTTTATGTGTAAGGAGCAACATGGCTAAAGACGAAGAAAATAGCATACATAGTCACTGCGAAGTCTTTTTTGTAGCTGAGCTTAGAGAAATAAAAGATGCTCTGAAGTCTCTGGATGAGTCTATTAGAGGTAACGGTAAAGAGGGAATTATTGCTAGACTGACCAAAACTGAGACCATTCAGAAGATACTGTTATGGGTAGTTGCTGTGCAAGCTACAACTGTTATCGGTTTGGTGTTTAAGCTAGTAGGTGGTGCGATTGCTGCACATTAAATCACATGTTCGATTATAGAACAAGTGGGAAAGGATTTAGATAATGGGAAACTTCTTTGAAGATATAGGACTAATGAGTACGCCTAGTAAGACTAAGAGTGTGTCTTCGCTGTCTGGGGGTGCTCAGGATGTTAATGCGCAGTTAGCAGAACTGTTCAAGAACTTCTTGGGTGGTGGTCTTCAGTCGCCATTCGGAGGTGATTTGACTGCTCCGTTTCCCGACTTATTTAATCAAGCGTTTGAGCAGATAGCTGGGAGACTAGGTGAGTCTACCGACATTGCTACAAAAGCGTTGACACGGCAAGCTCAAGGAATACCAGCGTTTGCGTTTGATGAGGGTGCATCAACTCGTAGGTTTCAAGAGAACTTCGCCACGCCTCTACTTGAAACATATAGACGAGACGTGCTACCACTTGTGGAAGAGCAGTTCGCTGGGATACCTGGAGGTTTTGTGTCTCGTGATAGAGCACGTGGAGTGACTAATGAGTTGAACAGATTTGTGAGACAGACCATAGAACCTCGCCTGTTCGAGACTTTTCAGGCAGGTGAAGAACGAGCATTTCAGAGTGGAGAGGCCGCTGCTGCGAGAGTCCCTGGAGCCGTTGGTCAGCTAGTTGGTTTACCAGGTCAAGAGTTTAGTACGTTTGCTGGAGCCGCTAGTGTGTTCCAATCAGCACAGCAATTACCACTTACAGCGGCGTTAGGTGAGTATCGTAACTTGTTAGCATCTGCTCTTGGATTCTCCGGTACACCAACGCAAGATACTGCTGTGTTTCAAGGAGCACAGGGTAACTTAGGACCGATGCTACTTGCGCTTGCAGGTGTTGGACTACAACCTGGCGGATTTCTTAATCCTAGCGCTCCCCCTACTCCATAACCTATATAAGGAGACATTATCATGGCTATAGTAAACGTACCAGCTCCACGACAGGCTAACATTAGTCCTGTGCTAAATTTTATGCTACAGATGTCGTCTCTCAGGGAGCGGAAAGAAACTAGAAAGTTACAAGAACGTCAGGTTGCTGTTGATGAGGGAGCACTTGCATTGAAGCAAGGTCAGTCACCGTATGAGATTTTACAGATGGAAGCTGCCGTCGATCAGATGGACGCTACAACAGAAGAAACATATAAAAAGACTGAAGCCCTGTATGGTGAGAGGATTCAAGCACTAACACGCGAAGGAATTACCTTAGCTAATGCCGGTCTTGCTGGTGACGCTAAGATTAAGAAACGGCAAGCTAAGCAACTTAAACTGGAGACAAAGGAACTTAAGAGGTTAAAAGAAGAAGAACCAGAATTGTTTAGTCAGATGATACTATCTAGTAGAATAGCTGATGTGGCTCAAGGGGAAATACGTGAGCTGACTGCAGGTATTCAAGCATCTCAGTTGCAACTTGCACAGACAACTCAAGCACACAAGGTAAGGATGGACGCTCTAGGGCAGAAGATGGTTGGTTTATCTACTATGGAAAGTCCTAACGATAGACATTCTATGGCGGTGGCTATACAGAACGAAGATCAAGAGGGTATTAAGCTCGCGGCTGTTGGTGAGATGGCGTACAGAGATGCTGAGAGAGCTAAAGGTTCTGATGTTGGTCTTGAGGCAAAACAAACTACGCCTGTCACTGAGAAACTCATAGATCCTAACATTGATAGAACCACTGAGTACAGCCCGGATGCTATGACCTCTCTACGAATAGCACAGGACACAGGTACTCAACCGCCTGAACTCAGGAAAATAAAAGTTAAAGAGAATGTAGGCTTTGGAACATTAGGACCCTTTGGATGGATAGGTCCTAAACAGTTCCAAGTTATGACCGAGCAGGAAGCTCGTAGTAAAGGGTTTGGAGCGCAGTGGGATGCTCAGAACGTAGCTGAACCTGTGTCTGTGAAAGAAGGTGTTAAGAGCGCTGTTAAGAAGACTACAGGTACTAAGAAGGCTGCTACTAGTAAGCAGATAGCAGACTCTCGTGGGTGGGTAAAGTTTGTATCTCCTGACGGTGTAGATACTTGGGTGAATCCTAAGGATGTTGAACTTGCTAAGAGTAGAGGTTATACTTTAGGCACTAAGTAATGGTAGACTTTA